GTGATGCTCTCCAAAAATGGCATTTTAGGTTCTAGGAGGTCGGCAAAATGGTAAAAGGACGAAAACCGAAGGCTACGGCGGTCAAAGTTGCTGAAGGATCGTTTACAAAACACCCTGAACGCAGAAACCACGAAGAGCCCAAGCCAAAGTTGAGCGACCCGAAGATCCCCGATCACGTTGAGGCCGATCCCGTTGCGAAATCTCGATGGTTTTGGGTATGCGACCAGTTACGCGAAATGAATCTGCTGCACGCAACCGATCAAGGCTTGATTGCGGGTTACTGTCTTGATTACTCGATGATGATTTCGCTTTGGAGTCACATAAAAGGCGGAATCGTCAGCGACATGAACGAGCGAGGAGTGGTCAACACGAAGCCTGAAGCAAATCAATTCCACAAGTTCGCGGATCGATGCCTAAAGCGTGAGGCCGAACTAGGCTTAACTCCATCATCGAGGGCGCGACTTAGGGCACCGCAGGCCGAAGAGGAGGACGTTTTTGAAGAGTGGCTAAAGAGGGCAACGGGTTGATAGCAAGCGGCGTTCGACAACGAGTCGAAGACTACTGCGAAGCGGTCGAGAGTGGCGAAATCATCGCTTGCGACCGTGTGAAGGATGCCGTACGCCGTTATCGCCTAGACTTTGAGCATCAAAGTACGCCTGATTTCCCCTATCACTTCGACGAGCGACACGCAACGGCGGTTTGCGACTTCTTCCCGCTGGTGTTACGCCACAGCATCGGAGAGTTTGCCGGGCATCCGTTGATCCTTGAAGATTGGCAGTTGTTCGGACTTTGGAACATCTTTGGATGGAAGCGAAACGACGATAATTCTCGACGCTTCCGCAAAGTGTACTGGTCGATGGCTCGGAAAAATGGCAAGTCCACAATGATTGCCGGCCTGTGTCACTATCTAGCGATGGCGGATATTGACCCGAAGACGCGAAAGCCGGAGGCAGTCGGCCAGATCCTTTTGACCGCAACGAAAAAGGAACAAGCGGACGTTGTGTACAGCGAATGCGAACGGATGGTTGACCAGTCGCATCCATTGCAGAAGTACACGGACATCAAAAACGAAACGATCACATACCGCCACAATCTATCCTTTATCCGTAAGGTATCGAGCGAGAAGCCATTCGACGGCCTGAACCCGCATTGCGTTGTGATGGATGAGTTGCACGCATGGGGCGAGTACCATCGAAAGTTCTATGACACGATGGTCACGGGAAGCGGATCACGCTCGCAGCCTTTGCACCTGATTATCACAACAGCCGGTGCGGATGATTCGCTATTGTGGCTTGATGAGTACACGTACGCGGTCAACGTAGTAAGCGGCATTCACAAAGACGAATCGCTCTTTGCGTTGATTTACGAAATAGACGAAAAGGACGATCCAGCGGAGGAAGCGAACTGGAAGAAAGCGAATCCGAACCTAAATGTTTCGATCAAACTCGATTACCTACGCCAGCGATGGAACGAGGATAAGTCAACGGCGTTGGGTGTCAATCGCTTTACTCGTTATCACGGTAATCGCGTTGTCTCTTCGACGGAAAAGGCGTTTGACCTAGCCGCGTTTGATCGATGCGTCGGCGTCCATTCAGATTGGCGTGAGGCTGACGGACTTGGAGCGGGGGTTGATTTAGGATCCCGCGATGACCTTGCAGCGTACGCGATCTGTGGACGCTTCCCGGTTGCAGTTGATGACAAGGGAAAAACTGTTTACCGCTACGAGATCAAAACGCGGGCGTTCATCGCATCGGACTCAAAACGCGACCTATCCGCGATGCCGTTTGCTGAGTTCATCCATACCGAAGAATTGTACAAGTGCGAGTACCCAATCGAGGACTTGACCGCATCGCTCATTGAAGAGCTAGAAGCGTATGAGATTCAGACCGTTGCGTACGATCCCTACAACGGCCAGCAGTTGGGCGAGAAGCTAGAAAAGACCGGAGCGGTAGCGGCTCGCATGGCACAGAATCAAGCCAACTTCAACGAAGCGATCCGTGACTTTATACAGTTGATGCAAGAAGGGCGGCTAGTCTTCTCGGATAGCAAGCTACTTCGCTGGTGCGCCAACAACGCGATCATTTGCAAAGACCGTCAAGACAGGTGGATGTTTGATAAGAAGAACAGCAAAGACAAGATTGACCCTATTGTTGCGGCGGTGATGGCGTACCGTATCGCAAGTTTGCAAAAAGAGCGTTCATCGGGTAGTTTATATGTTACATAAGGAGCCGACCGCATGTCACTGATGACCGCATTATTGCAATGGATGGGACTGAATGAAGACCAATTCAGCAACGGTCGAAAGGTCGGCGTACGCGAAGCCTTGGGAGTACCGCCAGCGTGGTACGCCCATAACAAGCTCACGGGTGACTTTGGGCGATTGCCAATCGATGTTAAGCGGCGTGAGGGTGATGGAGCGGTAAACGATACCGAGCATCCAGGCTACATCCTGTTAAGGGAAGAGCCAAACAAGGTTCAAGCACCGACGACATTCAAAGAGCAGATGCTCTCGCATGCTCTAATGCGGGGCAACGGCCGAGCAGCGATTATTCGCAAGTCAGGCAGGCCGGTTGAGTTGATACCGATGCTGCCTGAGAACACCTGGACGATCATTCTTGATGGGCGGAAGTGGCACGTAACCAAGCCCGAAGACCAAACGAAAAAAGACCTCTTCGACGGGTTTGATACTGACAAGAACGGCTATCTGATTTTCCCCGATGCGGACGTATTGCACTTGCCAGGATTCTCCTACGATGGAGTCGAGGGAATTGGATTGCTTGATATTGCGAACATTACGTTTTCAACGGGTGTCGAGCAAACCAAGTTTACGAACACGCAATTGCGACGCGGCTTTAGGGGTAAACTCTTCCTCGAAGCCCCTGCCGGAGCGTTTCGCAAAGCAGAGGACGCAAAGGAGTTTATCGACGCGTTTAACAAAGTCGAAGCAGGGGCGGAGAACTCAGCGAAAGCAGGCTTACTACGCGAAGGGGTGAAAGCCAATGCGGTATCGATGAGCAACAACGATGCACAGTTTGCCGAGTTGCAACGCTTCACTAGGCAAGATATCGGTATGCTCTTTGGACTCGAAGGAATGCCGGGCGATGGCGAAAGCACCTCGTACAACTCGCTCGAACAAAAGAACCTTGCTTACATGCAAGCCCTCGACCGTTGGTTGGTCAAGTTTGAGGAGCAATGCGATATGAAACTGAGAACGCGACAAGAGAAGCAGACCGGCGAAGTTTACTTCAAGTTCAACGCGGCCGCACTCTACAGAACGGACTTGCGTACCACGATGGAAAGTTTTTCCAAGGCTATCGCATCCCGCATTATGAATCCGAATGAGTGCAGGGCGAAACTTGACCTTAACCCATACGTTGGAGGCGACGAGTTCATTAACCCAGCCATTTCCGAAGCGACCGGCGAACAGTCGGTTGATGAAGTCGAGGACACGCCGGAAGACGACGCGGAGGACGCGACCGAAGACGCACAAAACGCAATGGCGGTCGAACAAATGTTGCGCGACCTCATCAAAACTGAGGGAAATAACGCGATAAACGCCAGTGGAAAGGCTCAATTCGTCTCTTGGATCGCTAAAAACTATCCAAAGTGGCAAGCAAAACTAGCCGACAAGATCGAAGCCATCGGACTCGACCGCGATCTAGCTAGGATCCACTGCGAGAAATCGACGCTTATTTTGGCTGAATTAGCGGCTAAAAACGGGGGCGAATCGCTTAAAAAGGCGGTCGAAAACGAGGTAAAAACGTGGGAAAACAGGATTTTTGACCTGAAAAGAGGTGGAAAATGATTGAAATCAAGGCGGAACTAAACGAAATCCTGCTATCCGGCATAGTTGGCGATGGATGGGATGAAAATCCGATAACGGAACGCGGCGTCATCGATGCTCTTCGCTCGTTTGGGTCGAGCCCGGTAATTGTCCGCATCAACTCACCGGGGGGCGCAGCGGACGAGGGAATAGGCATCCACAATGCGTTACAAGCCCACAAAGGCGAGGTTACCACGATCAACGACAGCCTAGCGGCATCGGCGGCATCGATCATTTTCCTAGGCGGTGCTAAGCGGTTGATGGCGGACGGCTCAAGACTGATGATTCACCGAGCGATGGGCTTTGCATTCGGCAACCGCGAAGAGTTGGCGAAGGTTATCAACGCTCTCGAATCGTACGACGCAAGCCTAGCGGATATCTATTCGCAATATGCGAAGTTGTCGAAGAGCGAAATTGAAAATGCGATGGCAAATGAGTCTTGGTACGAAGTCGAAAAGGCTATCGAGCTGGGCTTTGCAACTGGACGCGTCGAGAACGGCGGCAAGAAGCGAAAGACCTCGAACGCATTCGACCAAGCCAAGGTTAATTTGCTCAAGGCAAAGATGGCTCAGTATGCTGGAGGCTTGAAGTGAGTAACAACGAGAATCGAAGTGCATACCCAGACGACGCTCCTAATTCTTGGAGTGACGAAGCGTGGGAAGAGTCCTGCATGGAATGCGAGGATTGCAAAAAACTTGTATGGGAGGCTAGGTGGTACGACGACCCGCCTCGTGCCGGCGGTTCTTGCATCGGCATAAAATACGAATGCGGAGATTGCGGATGGGTTGGTAGTGCTTGACAAGCCGCTAGGCACTTGCTAGGTTTAATGCGTCGGCCAGAAGTGCCGACACTCTGCAACTAATTAGCGGCAGTGACACACGGGAAATGTTTTAAGTAACACCGTGGCAGTCATGCCGCTATCTTGGTTTATCGACTGCCACACAGCACAGGAGCAGTCGGTA